GGTTGTATTTTTCGTAATGCTCTTTCTGTACAAGAAATATGAAATGGGCATCAATATTAAGATTATCGACCACCATCTGAATCATTGGCTTGCCGTGAACCTCAATGAGGGGCTTGGGAAACGTGTATCCAGCTTGGGAGAACCGTGAACCTGCTCCAGCCATAGGAATCAGAACGTTCATCTTTTCGTTCTTCCACGCAACATTTGTTCTTTGGCTTGCATTAATTTCTGATGCCATTCGTAATAATCTTTCTTTATCTAGGCTGTATGAGTCTTTTATTGCATAAAGGTGAGCCCCAGAAGCGGTTGCTCCCTCTCTGCCTATGTGTGAGTCTTCGACGATAATTGTTGAAGATGGAGTAGCGCTGCAGTTAATCATGCACTGCCAGTACATCTCTGGATGAGGCTTATGATGTTTTACATCTTCGTTGCTCATGATGTGACTAACCATGTGCAGCACCCCAATTGCATTGAGGGCAGTAATCACTGTTTCACGAATTGCGTTGCTAGCAACCGCTATTTTCCACCCATCTGCTTTTAGGGTTTGCATAATGTCTATAGCGTTTGCGTTTCTAGGCAATAAGCTCAGTATCTCAATCGTTGACTTTTGTTTGTTTTCCCAGACTTCTGAATGGGAATCTTTTGGAAGCCCCTTCATAGAGGTGAGCATTTCTAGCTTCTTTGAGGTTCCGAGTCCATCAAAAGTAGACAGATGTTCACTACGTGAAATAAGAAATTCTTCTCCAACTAGAGAGAGGGCTTGGTTTAATGATTCGTAATGAACATCACGGGAATCTATTAGAACTCCGTCAAGGTCAAATATAATCAGTTTCTGACTTTTCATTGAGGCTCCGGACCGGCATGCCGATGCCATTTATTGTGTCTGACAACGCTTCCGCCATTACATTTCATGACGTACTTGTTGCGTACCCTCATGGACCATTCAACATCTTCTTCTTCGTTCCAACCTCGAGATTCATCAAGAGGCTCTTGTTGCAGAACGTGTTTCTTAACTATAAAAAATCCGCCGGAGATATACATGTATTGAGTTTGAGACCAGTCGTCATAGTCAAGGGACCATGCCCTGCCATGGTCTGGCTTGTCCCAAAGTGACCAATCCATTGGGTTTCTGGCTCCAGTAATCAAATACTGAGGACATGAACATATTTCCCAATCCAAACCAAAAGATTTAAAATTTATATACCAGTCTTTATCAAAAACGTGATAGTCATGCATTAAAACAATATTGTCGTACTTTGCTTCGTTAGCAAGAATGTTCTTTTTTCTGGTTATCCATCTAGGTTTTTGTGATTCGTCAAAATCAACAATCTTTACGTTTTCGTTAGAATTAATAAATTTGGTATCGGCTCCACCAATGAGTAGAATTTCATATTCGGGAATAGACAAATTTTTTATTGAATCAATTATCTCAGCAAGTCTTTGATGGTCTTCAAATCCTGTGACTATTCCGAAAGTCCACTGAATGTCACTCATGACTAAAGGTTTTCCTTAATGAATTTCATCGTGGCATCCCAGTCGTCGCCGCGGGCATCCATTGAAAAAGGTTTTAGGTTGATGTAGTTCTCTTGTACTTCATCTCGCCATTTGTGAAAATCGAGCAACTCGTCAAGGTGATACGTCCACTCTTTTGCGTTTTTGGCAATTCTTCCAACCCCAGCATCAGCCAGATATTGATACTCCGGAGAGTATGAAGAAACAAAAGGAATACCTGCAGCAGCATATTCCAATCCTTTTATAAAAGATTTAGCATGATTAAATTCAATATTATTTAGAGGTATTATGCCAACATCAATAGGTTTAAGAATTTCTGGATATGACATGATTGATGCCATGTACGTTTTGCTTGCTCTTTTTTCATCTACCTTAAGCAACTCGTGAGCCAGCGGAGCCGTATCGCTGTGGCCCGAATGATGAAACAAAACATCCCTGGTTTCTAAATACTTTCCAAAAAAATTATTCAGTTGCTCTAGGTCGTTGGAACGCCAGTGGGTTGCCCCAACCCAACCAATTTTCGTTTTTCTTGTCGTATTGGGCTGTTTTCTCGTCCATCTGTCTATGTCTATACCATTACGAACCAAGAAAACGTTGTCTCTGATTTTTCCGTAATACTCAAACAAAAATGGAGTTGATGTAATTACAGCATCAGCAGCCAAGATAATTTGAGCATAAAGCTCTCTGTTTGAGTCAGGATTTTCTTTTGGGTCAGTTGCTTTGAAGGCGCGGTTCGCTTCTGACAAGCCGTCAAACCAGTCATCCACGTCTACGATAATTTTCTGCCCTAAAGCCTGCGCTTTCGGAATCGACTCAAGAACTTCTTTTTGCATTAAAAGCTTAAGAACTATGATGTCCCAGCCATGGACAGCCCTGTCTCCTTCGACAAGCATTCCAAACCCCTGAGTATTGTTAAATCCTGGAAAACCTACTGCCGAGAACCATCCACGCTTATTGAGCTCGTCTGAAGGGAGCTTGCATCTGTACCAAGCACATCCGTTCGGTTCCAGGGGGTCGGTCCCCCACGCCCAGTCGTGAGTCAGAAACGCAATTGTGGGCTTTTGTGGTTTTTTCATGACGAAAGAAACCTTATTACAAACATTAAGCCTTTTTGGCAATTCTTTAAATAAAAATACCACCGAGGCGCGCAATACTTGGGGTCAAAATGAGGGATAATAACATACAATCAATTAGTAAGCGCGTTTATTTTTGGAGGACTGTTACAAATGTTGGCTGGTAATTACAATATGACTTGTCAACAGGGCTCAACTTTTACGCGCCTTATCGAAATTGAACAGCCAGATATTGAGGCCGACCCTACTGGAAACACGTTTGAGCCCTTTTCGTTGACGGGGTATTCGGCAAGAATGCAAGTTAGAAGAACTATTGACTCCACGACATTCCTGCTTAATCTCACAACCCAGAATGGTGCGCTAGTGATAAATCCGGTTCCCGGAGATATAAATAAAATTTCAATTAATGTTTCAGCCGCTACAACGGCGTCTGTAACCACGAGCGGCGTTTATGACCTTGAAATAATATCAACAGACAATATTGTCTCCCGAGTCCTTCAGGGGACGTTCAACTTGAGCCCTGAGGTAACTAGGTGAGCAACGTCCCCAACAATGTCATAGTAAATGAGGACACGGCAAATAAGGTTGTTGTTAACCAGGACGCTCCAAATCAAGTCGTAGTCAGGCTCTCAGCAAGTGCCGGAAATACGAGAAGATACGAATTTGTTCAGCAAGTAGCATCGGCGACTTGGGTCATAACTCACACGCTTGGAGGCAAACCTTCGGTAACCATCGTGGACTCTGCAGATACGCATGTATTTGGTGAGGTACAATACAATAGTAATACTCAGGTTACGGTGACGTTCTCTGTGGCATTCTCTGGAAAAGCATATCTCACATAGGGTAGAGGAAAAATGGCACAAAAATTTTTAACAAATATTGACCTTAATCGCAATCAGCTCGTTAATGCCAGTTTTGAGGTTCTCGGAACCGACCCATCAACCGACCTTTTTGATGGTCGAATGTACTTCAATAGCGCCGATGGCGTTATTAAAATCTACGATTCAACCGCTGCCGCGTGGCGAAAGGTTGTTGCCGGGATTGGCAATCAGGCTGGCGTAATCGCAGGAGGAGCGCAAGCTTACTCGCTGACCATCGTTGAATCCAATGGTCAAATCACCATTACTCCAAACCTTGCAACTTCTGCAAGCGCTGGACTAATGACCGCAGCAGATTTCACAAAATTAGGTGATGCGACATCTGAATCAACTGCAGGTAAACTGGTAATTCGGGATGGAAGCGGCCAGGCAAAGTTTGGTACACCAACAGACGATAATCATGCTGCCACTAAAGCCTATGTAGATGCAGCCCGTTCGGGTCTTGACGTTAAGCAGTCAGTCCGTGCTGCAACTATTGCGGCAGTGCTTCTTGCTTCCGGCTTAGAAAACGGCGATGCAATTGACGGGGTAACCCTTGCTACCGGCGACCGTGTTCTTGTTAAGAATCAGGGTACGTCTTCTGAAAACGGAATCTACGTTGTTCAAGCATCTGGCGCTGCAGTTCGTGCAACAGACTTTGACGGAACTGGTGAAGTGTCTGGTGGGGCCTTTACATTCGTTGAAGAAGGTACCGTAAACGCAGACTCTGGTTGGGTTGTTACAAGCAACGGAGCCATTACTGTAGGTACTGACGCAATCGCTTGGGTTCAGTTCTCTGGCGCTGGTCAAATTACTGCCGGTAACGGTCTTACAAAGAGCGGAAATACAATTGATGCTGTTGGAACAGCAGGTCGTATCTCTGTTTCTTCAGACGCTATCGATATTGATTCTGGTTATATTGGTCAAAACACCATCACAACCCTTGGAACAATCGCGACAGGAACATGGGCAGCCACAGATGTTGCTATAGAACATGGTGGTACCAACGCCTCAACAGCCGCACAGGCTCGTGAAAACCTTGGTACTAGAACGTCTGGAGGAACTCCAAACACTTCCACTCCGACCCTTTCCCGCATTACGAGCAAAGGCTGCGATGCAAGCGCTGCAGGGACTTCTACAACTGCAGTTAACCACATGTTTAACTCGGCTGACGTTATTGTTCAGATTTATGAAGTATCAAGTGGTGCAACAGTGGTAGGCGACATTGTCCGCACAAATGCCGACACGGTAACAGTTACTCTTCTCGGAACAATCACGGCAGGCGACTACAAAATTGTAGTTACAGGATAGGCAAACATGAAAATTACAGCAGAACAAAAAGCAATGGCAGCATCATACGCAAGAAGCGTCCTTGGTGCAGCAGTAGCGGTTTACGCATCAACAGGAGACATCAAGATGGCAGCAAATGCTCTCTGGGCAGCCGGTCTCCCTGTTATCATGCGTTACCTGAATCCAAAAGATACAGCATTCGGCAAAAAAGCTTAATGCTTAGCCCTGAGGGGTATTAACAAGAGAAACGACTGAGGTCATGGCTCAAAAATTTATAACCCCTATTGCTATTAAGCAGCTGTCGTCTGCTGGCTCTGACGGGTTGACAATTTTTGTAGACCAAGAAACTTTTGCAAGACTCCAGATTCAAGGTGGCGGTCGTCTTGTATGGGGTGACGGAACTGGCGGTGGAGATGTAAACCTCTACCGTGACGAAGCAAACGTCCTAAAAACAGACGACACCTTCAAGGTTCCTACTCTCTTTATTGACGGGATTGAAGTAGACACAACTGGCGCAACTGGCGACCAAGTACTTAAATTCAACGGAACAAAGTTTGTTCCAGGGGTTGCATCAACTGTTGCTTCTATTGACGACCTAACAGACGTAACCATAACAAGCATTGCTACCAACCAAGTTCTGCAATACAACGGAACTGCGTGGGTTAACTCCAATGCTGCAGGTGGCGCAACGGTCTCTGATAGTGCCCCAGGCACCCCGTTTGCTGGCCAGATTTGGTTTGAGTCCGACTCTGGTAAAACTTTTGTTTATTACGATTCCCAGTGGATTGAAATTGGAGCACAGCCTCTAGGACAGATTGGACCCACTGGTCCGTCTGGTCCATCTGGACCTTCTGGTCCTATAGGCGCTTCTGGTTCCTATATTGTTTCCGCAACTGCTCCAGTTTCACCGTCAGTAAACGATGTTTGGTTTAACTCTGACAACGGCAGAACCTATATTTACTATAATGATGGCAATACTTCTCAATGGGTTGAGTTTGGTAACGCAAATATTGGACCAACTGGTGCTACCGGACCAAGCGGTCCAAGCGGACCTCAGGGAGTAAGCGGTGCAAGCGGTGTAAGCGGTGCCGACTCAACAGTTTCTGGTCCTACAGGACCTTCGGGGGTCTCTGGCGTAAGCGGAGTCAGCGGTGTTAGTGGTCCTTCTGGTCCGCAAGGTGCTAGTGGTGTATCTGGGGTAAGCGGAGTCTCGGGCGTATCTGGAGTAAGCGGAGTCTCGGGCGTCTCAGGAGTTTCTGGTGTAAGTGGCGTTGCTGGTGCAACTGGTCTTACTGGTTCATTTGGTGGAGCAACATTCTCTTATAACTATCTAACCAACACTGCCGACACCGACCCGGGTGCTGCAAACTTAAAGTTTGACTCGGCTTTAGCAACTGCAACATTTTTATATATAGACCCAGTTGACTTTACGTCTAACGATGTGTCCGCGTACCTTGAAACAATTGACGATTCAACATCTGCAGTTAAAGGTCATTTTAGAGTTGAGGCAATTGGCGATTCTGCACAGTTTGTTTACTACGCAATTACAGGTTCTCACACATTTGCGTCTACTTACTACAAAGTTCCTGTTTCTTACCTAACTGGCTCATCCCCTTCGTGGACATCTGGACAAGATGTAATCATCACTTTTGTTCGCACTGGCGACAAGGGAGATACTGGCGCAACCGGACCTTCGGGCGTCAGTGGTGTCTCTGGTGTTAGTGGGGTTTCAGGAGTAAGCGGAGTCTCTGGCGATACTGGTGCTACTGGACCAAGCGGAGTATCGGGTGTTTCTGGAGTCAGCGGTGTTGTTGGTCCTTCTGGTCCACAAGGTGCTAGTGGTGTTTCTGGGGTTAGCGGTGCCACAGGACCGTCTGGCGTCTCAGGGGTAAGCGGTGTTTCGGGTGTGAGTGGTGCAATTGGAGATACTGGCCCAACTGGCCCACAAGGCGTTTCTGGTGTTTCTGGCGTCTCTGGCGTCAGTGGAGTTTCTGGCGTTAGTGGCACAACTGGTGCTACTGGACCCAACGGTCCGATAGACGACCTTAGTGATGTATCTGCTGCTACTCCAGTGCAAAATCAACCACTCATTTGGGATGGCACCAACTGGCAGTCTGGACCATTTAACCAGTACCTTCGCTTAGGTGAAGCAGGTGTTAGTGACTATGTGGACTTGAGTCCTAGTTCTCTGATTTTTCATCCAACGGATGGGCGCTTTGGTTCATTTGACACAAATGGTGTTGGGGTAAACAATGGGGCTGGTTCAAACGCGGAACTAACCTATGGCTATGTCAACAGCCTAGATGCTGATAACTTTTTTGAATTAAACTACGATGGAGTAGAGTGGGCTAATTACGTTACCAATGAAAGCGTAAGTATAAGACCATTTGGTGCAACCGCTGGTCAAGTTCTTGCCTACAACGATGCGACAGATACTTTTGAACCAACAAGTCAAGTGTCTGGTTTCCGCAACTTAATCATTAACGGCGATATGCGCATTTCTCAACGAGGCACCACTGCCGTCAACAGTGGTTTTGCTAATAACGTGTTTGGATTGGACCGTTGGGCAACATACAGTTCACTTAATGCTAAATTAAGCATGATTCAATCAACAGTTGCACCAGGTGAATTTGCATATTCAACTTTACTAACATCTTTAGCAGCAACCACCCCTAGCAGTGATGCCTACTACGGTTTACGTCACTTTATGGAAGGTTTAAACACCGCTTATTTGGGATGGGGGACTGCTAGTGCAAAAACGGTAACTCTTTCTTTCTGGGTTCGCTCAAGTATTGCTGGGACATATACAGTATCCATCAAGAACCCTGCCTCTTCAAGAATGTATACCGCTACTTACACTATTACGACTGCCAACACTTGGGAAAAAGAAATTATAACAATCCCTGGAGAAACAAGTGGTTCATGGAGCACCAACAACACTGAAAGTTTAAGTCTTTGGTTTGATTTAGGCTCAGGGGCAGATGCTGTCGGTGCTGTTAATTCTTGGAAAACTTCTTTTACGCCTAAAACTTCTGGCGGTGTTAACTGGATTAGTACCAACGGTGCAACTTTTTATTTGACTGGTGTACAGCTAGAAGCAAACACACAGCCAACCCCATTTGAACAACGACCATACGGTGTAGAACTAGCCCTATGCCAACGGTATTTTCATGTAATCCCAGCAGGAAACATAAAAGCAGTTAATCAATATTGGAATGTCGGTTTAAGTGGTGGGAATCTTCTGATAAGTCATTCTTTTCCAGTAACAATGAGAGTAGACCCAACTGCTTATACTTCAGCAGGAAGCGGTAGTCACTCGTTTGATTTCTATCAATACAGTGCAGGTTCTAATATTTCCAGAGTGCTGGTTTACCAATCAGGACAGTCAACTACCACTGTAGGTTTTAAAACATTGGCATACTCGTCTGATAACAATACTGGTAATCAGTTGCCAGTGGGTTACACAATGGGTATTTTGAATACAGCAGTATGGGTAAGTGCGGAGTTGTGATGGAACTAAGTCATTATAATTTTCAGATAGATGACAACGGAGTTGTTTACTATGACTCAGGAATTGTTATCCCCGATGGAAACCCTCTACACGAGGCGTATCTTGCGTGGGTTGCTGAAGGTAACACCACTGAAGAATGGAACCCTGAATAATGCCTACAATAGACTTTCCTACATCCCCGACGAACGGGCAAGTATTCACCAATGGCGATAAAACATGGGTTTATTCAACAACGGTTGGTGCATGGAACCTGCAAGCCCAAACCGCGGTAGGTCCGTCTGGTCCTATAGGTCCAACAGGGGTTTCTATTGCTAATATTGATGGGGGCTTCCCGTCCACCAATTACGGTGGCATTACTTCGCTTGATTCAGGAGGTGTTTGATGGCTATTCAGATTCAATTTAGACGTGGCACCGCCGCAGAGTGGACGGCTGCAAACCCAACGCTTGCTGTAGGTGAACTCGGCGCAGAAACCGATACAGGTAAATTCAAGGTAGGTACCGGTACAACTGCTTGGACTTCTCTTGCCTACAGTTCTGGACCTCAAGGTGTCAGTGGTGTTTCCGGAGTCAGTGGAGTTTCTGGAGTTTCTGGCGTCAGCGGTGTTATTGGTGCTACTGGTCCACAAGGTGTAAGCGGAGTCAGTGGTGTAAGTGGTGTCATAGGTGCAACGGGAGCGACTGGTCCTACGGGAATTCAAGGCGTTTCTGGAGTTTCCGGAGTATCTGGTGTTTCGGGCGTTTCTGGAGTATCGGGTGTCAGTGGAGTAATCGGAGCAACGGGCGTTTCTGGAGTTTCAGGGGTGTCGGGTGTTTCTGGTGTCTCTGGAGTTAGTGGCGTATCGGGCGTAAGCGGAGTTTCTGGTGTTCCTGGAGCACAAAACGCTCACGCATCTGTCGTAACAGTTCAAGACACGCAAGACGCAAGTACTTACTTTGCTGGAACTGCAGATGCAAGTGAAGGCTTTGGTATTGGTGCCTACATTGAAGCAAATGCTAATGGTGCTATTTCTACAGTCGGCGGAGCAACAATCATTGTTGGTGACCGTGTTCTTTTTTCGGGAAGAACAAATAAAGTTGAAAACGGTATTTACACCGTAACCAGTCTCGGTTCGGCGGGTTCTAAATTTAAGTTCACTCGCGCAACTGACTTTGATAACAGTATTGCTGGCGAAGTTGAAAACGGAGACTTTACTCTTGTTGCTCAAGGTGACCATGCAGGTCAAACGTTCATTCAAACGAATTACGGAACTGCTGCTGGCGGTGCTATTAAAATCGGCACAGACCTAATTGAGTTCGCAGAAACCGGCGGTATCGGACCAGTGGGTCCGACAGGTCCTCAAGGCGTATCGGGCGTAAGCGGTGTTAGCGGAATTTCAGGAGTCTCAGGAGTCTCTGGAGTATCTGGTGTTAGCGGTGTTTCGGGCGTGAGTGGCACGACAGGTGCGACTGGTCCAACAGGACCAACAGGACCAACGGGCGTAACAGGACCAACAGGACCTATAGGAATTACAAGTTCTGCAACTGCACCAGTATCACCAACTGCTGGTCAAGTTTGGTTTGACACAACTACCGGTTCTTCGTACATCTACTACAACTCTGCTTGGGTTGAACTAGGTGGCGGTGCAATGTCGCCACTACCAGTTACTTCGTCTACTCGTCCATCTGCACCGTGGGAAGGTCAGACGATTTATGAGACTGACACAGACCTTCTCTATTTATACAGTGGCTCAGCGTGGGTTGAGGTTGTTTCTGCGCTAACCAAGGCACCACGAGGTGTTGTGGCTTTAGCCAACATTACAAGCAACATAACAAGTAATGGCAGTACTGAAGTAACACGGGCTAGCGTCACATGGACTGCGGTTGCAAATCGTTACTACAAAATAACATGGGTAGAGGGAAAAGTAGATAACGGCGTAAATGCGTCAGTAAACAACCATTACCTAAGAACCGCTACTACTAGCGGAACAATTATTGCAAATACATTAATTTATTACCCTTCCGCAAGCCTTCAACAGGGCAGCGTTTGTAGTTGTGTTACAACTTTTGCAGCAGGTACGCAAACTGTATTTGCTCGTGTGGTGTCCAATGCAGCCACAAACACAACATGGAAAGCGTCAGCAACAGAACCTGCGTATTTACTGGTTGAAGATATTGGTGGTGTTTAATGTCAGCGATTACTTTTCCTGCTTCTCCGTATCAATATCAGATTTTTACTATTGGCCCTAAGAGTTGGCAATGGGACGGTTATGTATGGAACGCTTACTTCAACGAAAGCGTTGACTCCATCTACGGAACAGGTGCTGACGGTGATGCCACCTTAGACGGAACAACAACAGTCTTAAGCATGGTTCCATCTGCGAGCGTTTACTCCATGACGCGAGATATGTATTTTAACGATTTGACATTGGGCAACAGCGTTCGTCTGGCCCCTAACGGTTACAGAATCTTTGTTAAGGGAACCTTACGTTTTGGTACAAGTTCTATTGTTGGCTTTACGACTGGATACGCATCTTTGGGTTCAATCATGCAAGGTGGAGCAGCAACTACGTCAGTGACACACAGTCTTGGCGGTAACGCAACTGCAACCTATACAGCCACTGCGCCTCATGCAACAATGGGTGGACTTGGTTACTTCAAACAACCAATGCAGGCAATCACTGGATACACCATAACGGCAACAGGAGGACCTATGTTCCTTCGTGGAGGCGCTGGTAGTACTGGACAGGCAGGTGGCGGAGTTGTCATCCTTGCTGCTCGTTACATCAGCGGTCCATCATCTGGAACTGGATATATTCAAGCACCAGCAACTGCACCCGCTGGTGGTGGCGTCATACTCATAGTCTCTTCCGCAAGCGCACTCCCTGGTACTATCTCAACAGATGTAACCGGAGCAAACGCTGGAACTGTAAATTACATTCAGCAGGTCTAACTATGGCAATTTCAAGAATTGAGAACATTGTTGTTCGTTCAGGAAATGACGCTGTTTACGGAACAGGCACCGATGGCGATGTGACCATCAGCGGAACCGTAACCCTTACTAGGGACATGTACTACAACACACTGACCGTTCCTTTAGGAAACATTCTTCTTACTTCGGGTTTTAAAGTGTTCGTCAAAGGCGCTGCAATCATCAACGGTGTTGTCGGTATTGGTGACGTCACTGGCAATACTGCTGGCTCCAGCAATGGAACAATCGCCAGTACTGCCTCTGCTGTTTTAACAGGAACGCTTTCTGGTCATACTTCTGGTGCTATTACCTACCGACTGGGTGGACAAGGCGGAGGAAACACCAACCCAAACGTCAGTGCTCTTCCTACGTACCTTCTTAAAAGCGTCACTTCAATGCTTGGTGGCGCAATTATTGACGCTGTTTACGGCCCTACACCTATTGCGTTAGCAGGAGGTTCTAGTGGAACTACAGGTGCTTCGGGTGTTGCGGGTTCTTCAGGAGCAACCGGAGCAACAGGGGCAACAGGAATTGCTGGAGCCACAGGACTTACAGGAGCCACAGGAATCGCAGGAGCAGTAGGAGCAACAGGGGTTGCAGGAACCGCAGGCGGACATCCTAGTGACGGATTAACGGTAGGCGCGGCTGGTGGCAGAGGAGCATCTGGCGCAAGCGGCGCTTCTGGAGCACGGGGAGCATCTGGCGCAAGCGGCGCTTCTGGAGCACGAGGAGCAAGCGGAGCACAGGGAGCATCTGGCGTCCTTGGTGCAGGCGGTGTTGGTGGAGTTGGCGGAATGGGTGGACCGGTAGTCGCTATTATTGCCAAGAATATTTCGGGAACCGGAACAGTTATGTCTCTTGCCATGATTGGTGCTGTTGGTGCTACTGGCGTTGCGGGCGCTTCGGGTGCTTCAGGCGCTTCTGGAACCACGGGCGCAACAGGAACCACGGGAGCCACGGGAACCACGGGTGCAACCGGAGTTACTGGTGCTGCCGGAACAAAAGCCCCCGACTACACGGTTACTCCCCATTCGGCTACTCCAACTCATATAAACAATGGCCACCATGGGACTCCGTATCATACGAACAATGGCCATGTTGCAAGTGGTCACCATGTTCCCAATGGTCACCATCACACCCCTGGTGGACACCATACGGTTCACCATACGACTCATCACCACGTAAACCATACGCATACAGTAAACCCACACCACCATTGCTGCGACTCGCACGACCCTAAGAATGGTTATTATGCAGGTCACACGGTTAATGGTGGACACCACCATGTGGGGCATCACCATACTGCCGGTGGTCATACGGGTCACCACGTACACCCACACCACACAACACATCCACATACAAATGTGCACACAAATCCTCATCACCAGCAGCACGTAAACCCTCATTCCCCTTCTCATGCAACCCATGTCGCCAATGCAACTGTTCATTATGTTGGAGGGGCTGGAGGGGCTGGAGGTGCTGGAGGTGCTGGGGGCGCAGGAGGGGCAGGGGGCGCAGGAGGCGCTGGAGGCGCTGGAGGCACAGGCGGTGCAGGAGGCGCTGGAACTACAGGCGCAAGCGGAGTAAGAGGCGGAGCAGGTGGTGGTGGTGCTATTCTTATCTTGACAGAAACTACACCGTCTGGATTGTCCTACGATGTGCGCTCTGGCACCACAGCAGCATCCGACACTCATACGGCTTCTTCTGGAACCACTTATATCCTTCTTAACGCTTAACAAAACGGAGAAATCATGGAATTCAACTTAACTACAGAGCAAAAAATCAAATCACTGGGCGACACCAAGAAGCATATGCTGAACGAGGTGTATGGACTCCTTGTAGGACTAGGGATTGACCCTGACGAATTTGACGCAACGACATGGGTTCCCGCAGAACCACCAACAGGCAATGAAGCACGAGTAACGTCATTGTTGACAAACATCGCACGTGCAGATGCAAAAATTGCTGCACTGTCTTAAAAGGTAAAAAATGAGCGACATTTCGCTGATAGAAATAGCAAACTATAAGTGCTATTACGGCATTGACGGCACGGCTGATTTCAAGTTGTACACCCCAACGCCTAGTGGAAACATTGAATATACGGAATATGACACGTTTACTTCGGATGGAAAGACGATTATTGCCTTTAAAGAACTAGACCCTTACTCTGGTGATTTTAACTATGTTCTTGTCCGTAATAACCAAGAGTCAATCATTGACGCTATTTGCTATGACGACATCTTAGAGCACTTTGTTAAAGACTCCATCAAAGAAGAAGACATGTATTGCGTGATGTCTTCCAAGGTAATGACACCTGCTACGGCCAGTAAAGACGCCGTAGATTTTATGGACCGTTGTGACGCAGGAAAATATGGACCCGTTCAGTTTCCCTTAGAAGATGGGGTGCGCCCTACAGTGACAGACACTGTTTTGTTTCAACACATTAGTAAAGTAACAGTAATGCTTGGTGCTGCCGGTGTTGCTCATGTTGTATATGGTTTCATACCCGGTGTTAATGATTCCTTTAGGGATTGGCCTGCTGTAACTGCTGTTACAAAAACCCCTATGGGTCTAATGAAACTCATTATTGAATGGGCATCCCTAACAGAGAGTCCATTTGATAGCGATAATGAAGTTTCTTTAGCATGTAAAAATTATATTGAAACTCTTCAGATACCAGAAAACGTGCTAAACGAGATATCTGAATATCAGGAAGATATGCCTGTTTACAGATACTTTCAAAATCAAGAAAATACGCGACATGGTTTTACGGAGCAGGCCAGCGTCGGCCCCTTATTTTTGAACTGGGTAAAGAGTACTCACCGATACAGAACACTAAATGCTTTGGTGCACAACCATCCTTCTCCGCCCGTTGTGCCAGAAGAAATACTTTCCTCGGAACGACAACACATTGAATCAAAAATATACGAAATATGCATTAAGTATGGTATAGAGTCGTCTTTGTCTCCACTAGAAATATTGGAGCAAATTCCGCCCTTCACTGACTTGACGCTAAGTCAGTGGATTCTTGAAGTTAACTACATCAAGTCTTACATAGCATATTCTTAGGTAAAAATGAATAACAATTTATCATTCTGCATTGTCGGTTCAGGAACTGCCGGATTGGTTTCTGCCTTATTGCTTCGGAGAGCATTTGTTAATTCTGAAATTACAATAATCTCTTCTTCCAAAATAGGAATTATTGGCGTTGGTGAAGGCTCTACAGAACACTGGCGTGAGTTCATGAACGACTGCGACATTCCAACTGGTGAACTTATTGAGAACACGAGCGCAACCCATAA